TATGACTGAATGGTACTGGTCAGGTAGCCTAGATGCCTTTGCTGCTATGTGTAAGCTACGATGTGCCAGTGACACACAGTATGAGACACGTATCGTTGCAGATCAAATCAATGATGCTATGAAACCACTGTTCCCAGTAGCATGGGAGGCCTTGATGAATGAGTAAACGAATACCAATGAAGGGTGGTGATGAATACGAGGGGCTAACTAAAGCACGTAAGTTCTTCAACTGGAAGGCTGGTCAACTAAAGAAGATCAAACGAGCCTACAACAAGAGGCTACGTAAGTTTAATAAAGGAGAAACCGAATGAATAAGATTACTCTCGACCAACGCCTAGCTATAGCTAAGGCATACCTAGATGAGAACGTTAAGCTTCGTACCATCGCTGACCTATCTGGGGTTAACCCATCTGAGATAGCTAAGATCTCAAGTGAGGTACTAGGTGAGGATTACTTCCAGACACGTTACAAGAGGTCATCTTCTAAGGGGGTACTAATCCATGGTTAAGGTTCTCGTTGACGGGGACATCTTCGCCTACCGTGCAGCCTTCTCCTGCGAGAATGACCCAGTTGAGGATGCTCTTGATAAGCTGGACAGTATCATGGAGGAGGCCCTAGAGGAGGTGATGTGGGAGTTAGACCCTGAGGGTTACCAAGTCTTCCTTACAGGTAAGGGTAACTTCAGGTTCGACTATGCTATCACTCACCCATACAAGGGTAACCGTAAGGACACAGCTAAGCCTCAACACCTCCAAGCTATCCGTCAACACATGATAGATAACTGGGCTGCTATTGTGTCAGTGGATGAGGAGGCTGACGACCTGTTAGGTATCTGGGCTACCGATCAAGGACCTGACACAACTATCATATCTATTGACAAGGACATGCTTCAGTTACCTTGTCACCACTTCAACCCAACCCGTCGTAAGATGACAACAATGTCAGAACGTGAGGGTTCTAAGTTCTTCTACACCCAAATCCTTACAGGTGACACAGCTGATAACATCGTCGGTCTGTATGGTATTGGTCCTAAGAAGGCTGAGAAGATACTCCTTGATGTTCACAGTGACGAAGATATGTACCTTGAATGCCTCCATGCCTACAGTGGTGATGAGGCTCGTGTCATTGAGAATGCTAGGCTACTGTGGTTACGTCGTCATGTAGGACAGATATGGGAGCCACCTAAATGCGTTTTAGATCAGGACTAGAGAAGAGAACAGCTGACTTCCTCAACAAACGTAAGGTTAAGTTCCAGTACGAGGAGATCAAGATTAGCTGGCAAGACTTACGTATGAAGAAATACACCCCTGACTTTGTACTAAGCAACGGTATCATCATTGAAACAAAGGGTAGGTTCATCCATTCAGATAGAACCAAACATTTATTTGTCAAAGCACAGCATCCAGAGCTTGACATTCGTTTCGTTTTCAGCAATCCTAAGGCTAAGTTGTACAAGGGTTCGAAGACAACGTATGGTGATTGGTGTGACAAGAATGGGTACCAATATGCCAAAGAAACAATACCCATTGAGTGGTTAAGGGAGAAGAAGAAGTGAAGCTTAAACTACACAGGGTACTCAGAGGACCCTACCTAACAGAGGATGATGATGGTTGTTACAACCTATGTCTTGTCGAGTATGATGACGGTACCATGGGTGAAGAGGAGATTGTACTGGAGGACTTCGATAGTGCCTACCGTATGGTTAAGTACTTCGATAAGTCCATTGATCCCATCGTCCTAAACTATAGTTGGGATATGAACTGATGGGGGTGACTAACAATGTTTGATTTAGATAGTAAACTTCGTGCCCTCGTGGAGAACTACGGCTTAACCCTATTGCTTGAGCAGAATGAAATATCAGAGCTACTTGTAGTACAGTTCCTAATGGATGAGAATCTACTTGACTTAGATGACTACTTTAATCTAGATGCTGAGATGGAAGAATGGAAAAGGATAGAAGAATGAACTTCAAAGAGTACCAAAGTAAGGCTGTAAGCTTCGCAATCTACCCTGCAACACACAAGGTTCTCTACCCTACCTTAGGCCTATGTGGGGAGGCTGGTGAGGTAGCTGAGAAGGTCAAGAAGCAAATACGTGATGGGGTATTTCACCGTCATGAAGTAGCTAAGGAGTTAGGTGATGTCTTGTGGTACCTAACTAACATCTGCAATGACATTGGCTACAGTCTGGAGGAGGTAGCTGACTTGAACCTTGAGAAACTAAGTAGTCGTAAGGAACGGGGTGTACTCAAGGGTAGTGGTGACAACCGTTAAATATGATCCTTAAATGAAACATAACGGTGCCTTGTGCGTCATAGATAGACAAAAAGGAGTACACGAATGATTACCTTACAAGACATCCATGACATGTCAGATGAAGAGCCCCCATACGTAACTCGCTTCGAGGTCATTGACCACAACGGTAGGAGCTACACGAACCACACTGTGGGGACGATAGAGTTCAGCCTACAGGACAACGGCAGGACACTGAAGGTGTTCCTATCACAAACCTAAAGGAGTTACCCAAATGCCTGATATATCAATGTGTGGTAGTGCCGCATGCCCCTTAGCTGAGACATGTTATCGTAATGAACTAAGTGGCACTAAACCTAGTGAGTTCAGACAGTCTTACTTTTATGCTTTGAAGGAAGAGGGAGAAGACTGTAGGTACTACTGGAAGACTAAGGCTTCAGTTGTCAAGTCTTATGAAGATACCTTTGATAAAGGAGAGTATAAATGACTAACCTAAGTAGAGAAAAGTTACTCTCTATGGCATCAAAACCTATAAACCATAAGCCTCACTACGCACAGTACTGCGACTTACTTCAAGAAGGCCTCATTAAGTGGACCTTGGGGTTTGCTCACTTGACAGAAGCAGGTAAGGTTGAGCTAGATAAACTAAAAGAGGAGAATGACAAATGACTTGGTTCTGGAGATATGTAAACTACCTAGCTACATGGCGTGACCACCGTAAGGCTATCAAACAACTTAACACCTTAACGGATCGTGAGTTGTACGACATTGGATTAAGTCGAGCCGACATTGACCGTCTAGTTTGGTTGAAAGAAGATAAAGATAACCGAGGAAGAGAAACCAAATGAGTAACCAACTACCTACCGACTACCAAGCATTCATACACAAGTCACGGTATGCTAAGTACCATGAAGGTCTTGGTCGTGAGTCATGGGATGATACAGTCACACGTTTCTCCACTCATGTGATGAGAGACCTGATAGACCCTAAGACTAAGAAAGAGTTAGAGCAGGCTATCCTTGGTCTTGAGGTTATGCCCTCCATGCGTTCACTGATGACAGCTGGTGCTGCTGCTGAACGTGACAACACATGTATGTACAACTGTAGCTACCTAGCTGTGGATGACATTAAGTCCTTTGATGAGGCTATGTTTATCCTACTATGTGGTACAGGTGTTGGCTTCAGTGTTGAACGTCAGTCAATCTCTAAGCTACCTGAGGTACCAGAGGAGTTGTTCGAGAGTGAGACTAACATCGTTGTCAAGGACAGTAAGGAAGGCTGGGCTAAGGCCCTACGTCAACTGATTGCTCTTCTATACAGTGGTGAGGTACCAACATGGGATGTATCTAAGGTACGACCAGCTGGTGCTCCTCTTAAGACATTCGGTGGACGGGCATCAGGACCTGCACCTTTGATTGACTTGTTTAACTTTACCATTGACACATTCAAGAAAGCATCAGGTCGTAAGTTGTCATCCATTGAGTGTCATGACATCATGTGTAAGATCGGAGAGGTTGTAGTAGTAGGAGGTGTTCGTCGTAGTGCTATGATTTCATTGAGCAATCTATCTGATGAACGTATGCGATCAGCTAAGTCAGGTTCATGGTGGGACAACAATCCACAACGAGCCTTAGCTAACAACTCAGTTGCCTACACGGAGAAACCTGACAGTGTATCCTTCATGAAGGAATGGTTGTCATTAGCTGAGTCAGGCTCAGGTGAACGTGGTGTCTTTAACCGTGAGGCTTCAAAGAAACAGGCAGCTAAGAATGGTAGACGTGACCCTAACTATGCGTTCGGGACTAACCCTTGCAGTGAGATCATACTACGACCAAGCCAGTTCTGTAACCTAACCGAGTGTGTGGTACGGGCTACTGACACACTGGAGACACTCTCTGAGAAGGTTCGTCTGGCTACTATCCTAGGTACGATCCAGTCCAGCTACACTAAGTTCCCCTACCTACGTAAGCAGTGGGCTGACAACACAGAAGAGGAACGACTACTTGGCGTGTCACTAACTGGTATCATGGACAACCCCTTGATGACCCTCAAGAACAAAGGACTAGACAAGACCCTTGAACACCTTAAAGATGTTGCCGTGGCTACTAACAAGAAATGGGCTAAGACTCTGGGTATCCCTGTGGCCACTGCTATTAGTTGTGTTAAGCCTAGTGGTACCGTTTCACAGTTGGTTGACTCAGCATCAGGGATTCATGCACGACACTCACCCTACTATATCCGCACCGTCAGGGGTGACAACAAAGACCCTCTCACCCAGTTCATGAAGGACCAAGGCATCCCTAATGAACCTGATGCGTTCAAGCCAGATCAGACTACAGTGTTCAGCTTTCCTCAGAAGGCACCTACTGGGGCTGTGTGCACCAAGGACATGACAGCTATTGAACAGTTAGAGATGTGGCTTATGTATCAACGTAACTGGTGTGAACATAAACCATCTGTCACCATCAACGTTAAGTCAGAGGAATGGTTAGAGGTTGGAGCCTTCGTATACAAACACTTCGATGAGATGTCAGGGGTATCCTTCCTACCATTCAACGAACATACGTACCAGCAGGCACCATACCAAGACTGTGGACGTAGTGAGTATGAAACTTTAAAATCTTTTATGCCAAAGAAGATTGACTGGGCTAAACTTTCAGAGTATGAGAGTGAAGACAACACCTCAGGTAGTCAGACACTTGCATGTTCAGGTGACAGCTGTGAGATTGTTGATCTAGTCTAAACCTAAAACACCTGAGTATGTGTTAAAACTTCTCACTATTTTTAACATGAGGAGATAACATGTACACGTTGATTACCCGTAACGACTGCAAGTACTGTGACAAGGCTAAGGTTTTACTTAAAGCAAAGGGCATTATCTTCACCACGTACAACATCGAAGAAACTTCAAGTAAGTGGGTACTTACCCTTATGAAGGAAGCTAACATCAAGACTGTACCTCAGATCTTTTCTACTGATGGTAGCCTTGTAGGTGGATACCGTGACTTGGAATCTTTAGTGGAGTTTATCGGAGGTAAGGAATATTGAAACCTGTACGTAGAGCTTTTAGTCGTGGACTATATGAGGCATATGATGCACCAGCACGGGAGGCACTTGTGTCATACCTTGAAGGTAAAGGTCACACCATTGTATCTAACGAGGAGAACTATAACGTTGACGTTGTATCCCAGAAGAACGGGTTCACCTACTTCAACGAGGTAGAGGTTAAGACAGCATGGAAGGGAGACTGGAACACTAACTGGACAGAGATAAGACTGCCCCACCGTAAGCAACGACTGGTCGAGAAGTATGCTAACGAGAACGGGGCACTTAACTTCTATATCTTTCGTCCTGACTTCAAACAGGCATGGCGTATCAAGGACACACAGCTTACTCAGGAGGGCCTTAAGGAGGCTCAAGGTAGGTACATAGCCAAAGGAGAGAAGTTCTTCCACATCCCTTACACAGAAGCAGAATTGGTTAAACTCTAATGTCCCAACAACAGCCCAAGAAGAAGCAAGACCCTCGCCGCAGCACCACATACAAGGGTGCCACTAAGAAACCACCTGTAGTGCTACTGCCTCGGACACCTAAGCAGAAAGACTTCATTGATGCTCTCACTAAGAGTACCCAGATCTTTGTGTTAGGTCCAGCTGGTACAGGTAAGACTTACATCACGGCCACCTTCGCAGCCAAACAGTATGCAGCTAAACAGATTGATAAGATCGTTATCACTCGCCCTCACGTAGCTGTTGGCAAGGACCTAGGTTTCCTCAAGGGTGACCTCCAAGAGAAGACAATGCCATGGGCCTTACCTGTCCTTGACGTACTGGAGAAACATCTAGGTAAGGGTACAGTTGAGACAGCCATCAAGCTGGGTAACATTGAGATGGCACCACTGGCGTTAATGAGGGGTCGTTCCTTTGAGCAGGCCTTCATCATTGTTGACGAGACACAGAACATTACAACTCATGAACTCAAGATGTTACTGACAAGAGTAGGTGAGGGGTCAACCATTGTCCTTAACGGTGATGTACAACAGTCCGATTTAAAAGAAGCTGATGGGTTGTCAAAGGTTATCCATCTTGCTAAGAAGCACCTACTACCCGTACCGATCATTGAGTTTGGGGTAGATGACATTGTTCGTAGTGACATCTGTGCTCAGTGGGTTAAAGTATTTATGAAGGAGAAGCTATAACATGGCTAAATGGAATCTAGATAAACAGTTGGAGCACCCCTGTATGCCTAAGGAGCATGAGTACGAAGAGTATGTCCTTGAAGAGGAGGAACTGGACAGTGTGAACCACCCACCCCACTACGGTAATGGTGAGATCGAATGTATCGTCTACATGCGTGACAACATGGACCCTCTAATGTTCATGGGCTACCTAGAAGGTAACACCAAGAAATACCTGCACCGTTACCGATACAAGGACACACCACTGCAAGACCTACGTAAGGCACAGTGGTACCTTGACCGTCTCATTGAAGAGATGGAAGGAGAGTAGAAAAGAGAAAAGCCCCAAGGAGTAATCCAAGGGGCTTTATCTTTGTCATATTCTTATCTGTCATTTGCCTGAAGGCTTCTCCATCATCTGCCTAATAGACTTTATGTTCTCATCTATACGGGCAAGGGTCAGGGCCTGAGCATGTACTACAAGTTCAAGACTATCTAGGCGTAACTCCTGCCTAAGTAATTCCTTTGCATTGTTCTGTACACTATTATCTAACGAACTCACATACCACACTAGGGCTACTGTCTGGCAGAAGATTGCCAGTATGAATGTGATGGGTACTGATTTACTTAAATGCCACTCTGTTGCTTTATCCACGGTATCTTCCTAGTGTTATGGTTTTCAATAGCCCTCTCCATATCTCCTGTGGAGAAGGTAGTACCCAGCCTAAGATTAAGAGTAGCATTACCCAGACTGGGATGTCTTGGTTCATTACGGTTAGTGTTCCTATGGAGCCTGTAGGGGTGACACCATTGTTGACAGTATCAGCCTTGATTGTGTCACCTACCTGAGCACCTGTCTGGTTGTTCTCCTTACCTAGCTGTACGTTAGCTGCTACGTTAGGGCCACCACCACCAGTGAGTAGGTCTAATGGGTTAAGACACCCACCTAGGAAGAG